GAGCAAAGAGGTAGGGAAATTGCTAATAGGGATCCTGGACTTATCTTTAAATTCCGTGGTAACAGTGTAATTGATTACACTTTTGATAAATTTGTATTGGAAGTATTGAATAGAGATCTATCTACAAATGGAGATGCTCATGTTCGACTACAAGTTATAGGAAAACCTCAGAGAAAGTTTGATGATGTTCTCCTACTTGAAGACCTTCCTGAAGCATATTATATTCCCTTGGATAAGTTGGGTAGAGAAAATAACCTAGACTATTCAAATCTTAAGAAGGACAAAGGTGTTGTTACACCTAGTAAACACATTACTCCAAAGAGGACAGATTTAAATGATCTTGATTCTGGAAAAGTTCTTCCTTCTCAGTGGTGGGAGTATGGTGTAATTCCTTCCAATTATTCTACATTTTATCAAAGTAAAGAAGTTAGATCTAAAATTGAAGAAATTTATAGAGAAGATTTTGAATTTTATTATGATTATGGTATAGAATTTAAACCTTGATATATAAGATACTGAAAGAAATTATTGGAGATTGATAATGGAATTTAATTCCGATGCTGCACAAGATCAATTTGCAGCAAACATGCTAAAGTTTAAAGAGAATGGATACTGTGTTGATATTGGTAGTGCTCACTCCGTAAAATCAAACAATACTTTTGTATTTCAAGAACTTGGTTGGACATCAGTAAGTGTCGAAATTGATAGTAAGTATAACAACACTTATGAAACTAGAACACAAGGAACACATTATAATGAAAGTGCTCTCACATTGAATTATGTTGAGGCATTTGAAGAAAATGGATTTCCTGAAGTTATTGATTATCTTTCATTAGATGTTGATACTGCTTCTTTGAGTGTTCTAAAGATTCTTCCTTTCGATAAGTATAAGTTTAGAGTCATTACCATTGAACACGATGCTTACCTTCATGGTGATAAGTATAGAGCAGAGCAAAGAAAGGTCTTAGAAGAAAAAGGATATAAGTTGGCATGTTCAAATATTCTTGTCCCAACTCCAGGACATTATGGATGGAATGGTGAACCTTGTCCTTTTGAAGATTGGTGGGTATATCCAACTGAGTTTGATCAAGATACTCTGGATATGATTGATTCTGATATGTCTTTCCCTGCAGATATTATCAGTAAGTTCTCATGAGAAAATTAGGATTCTTTTTTAGTTGTTATAATGAGGAGAGAGCAGTTGAAAATTCTATAAAATGTTTAAAAGAATTTTACCCAGATAATCCAATATATTTGGTATCTGATGGTGGACTGGATTTTATGTATCTTGAATCATTGTTTAAGAATATAAAAGTATCACTAGAAGAAGATACTATGAGCTCAACATTTTCAGTTACCCGTGATAATTATTTGGAGGAAGTTCATCAAGAAACGAATAGAATTGCTGCGTGGGCAGTTCTAAATCGACTTGAACGTGCAATTGAATATTGTCAGAGTGAATACATTCTAATGATGGATCCCGATGCTCTCATTCGTGGTACACTTACTATTCCTGATGGGGTAAAACTTCTGGGATCTAGAGTCAATAAAGGATTCCCTAAAGGGTTCAGGGATCTTCTTTCTAGGATTGAAGGAGCAAAAGTGATTGATTGTTGGGGTGCAACTCCTGGAATTTTTCATGTAGAAACATTCAAAAAATCTTTGAAAATGTTAAAAGAAACTCCCGAAGTTCTTGATATGTTTATCAAAGAATTCCATGCAATCTATGCACATGATGTATTACTTCCTTTGATGTTTGCATTAGTTGGTGAGGAGGAAACCTTCAATCCCGAAATCATTGAATGTAATAGAGATCCACGATGGAGGAACACCAATCATCCATTAGTTCATCAATATAAGGAGTTTTATTAATGTTCGCCTTTGTTACTTCATTATATAATCTATCAGATATCCGTAGAGGTGATGGTAGAGATTGGCAAGATTATCTTGATTGGTTCGGAAGAACACTTAGAGTTAAAGCACCGGTAATAATTTTTACTGAACCAGAAACTGTAGAGTTCATTGATAAAATGCGTGATGGTATTAATCATCCAACATATAAAGTTATTACTACATTAGAAGAAGTTCCTTTATATCACTTAAAGGAATCGATGCAAGAAGTTCTTGATTCTAATTTCTATAAAGAAAACATGAATGATACAAATAGAGTTGAATGTAATGACTCAATGTATTCTGTTATTCAATATTCTAAATTTAAATGGTTGAAGGAATCTACAGCAACATTTGATTTTAAATATTACTTTTGGTTAGATGCAGGAGCTAGTAGATTTATTGATGAGGAATTATATGAGAATGTTTATCCATCAGAAGAAGCAATTAAATCTTTAGAAACCCTTGACGATACTTTCTTAATTCAGTATAATGATGAGTATTATCCCGATCTAGTCAATCAGGATACACTTTCTATTGATTATCTTTGGGATAATAGAGCATTTATTTGTGGTAGTATGTTTGGTGGAAATAAGAATTCAATTCATAATATTGATTTAGAAATGGATAGTATTATGGATCATATGATATCAAATAAATGTTTGAATAATGAACAGATTGCTTTAGGATTTATGTGTAAGGCAAGAGAAGAATTATTCACAAGATATTATCGACAAAATCCACATAGACATTTAGACCTTTTTCAGGAGTTAGCATGAAACTAGTATTAGTTGGACCCGGCATTATGCCGATACCTCCAACAGGATGGGGTGCAGTTGAGATCTTAATTTGGGATACTAAAACAGCACTTGAAAAACTTGGACATGAAGTTCAGATTGTGAACACAAAAGATCCTAGACAAATTATTAATCAAATTAATAATTTTGCTCCAGATTTTGTTCATGTTCACTATGATGAATTTATTGGTGTTTATCCTTATATTCAATATCCAAAAGCAATTACTAGTCATTTTGGATATTTGGAGCAACCTCAAAAATTTGGTGGGTATGTAAATATCTTTAATGAATTTGGAAAAATTAAACCAAATGTATTTTGTCTATCTCCTGGAATCTCAAAGATTTATTCCATAATGCAGGAAATCCCTGAAGACAAACTTTTTGTCACACCCAATGGAGTAAACATTGACAATTTTGAAAAGAGTTTAGATCCTAAATTTTCTGATAGGTCAATTTATCTTGCTAAGATTGATTATAGAAAAAGACAGCATATGTTCCAATCAATCGATTCTTTATGGTACGCTGGAAATATTGCTGATCATAGATTTAATCAATCTAAGAATTATCTTGGAGAGTGGAGTAAGCAAAAACTATATGACAATCTAACTGATTATGGAAATCTAGTTTTATTGAGTGATGGTGAAGCACATCCATTGGTTTGTATGGAAGCACTTGCATCAGGTTTGGGATTAGTATTAAGTGAATATGCAGCTGCTAATCTTGATTTGGATAAACAATTTATTGATGTTATACCCGAAAATAAAATTAAAGATATTAATTTTGTTGAGGATGTAATTACTAAGAATAGAAATTATTCTATCAATAATAGAGAAGAAATATTTGAATATTCTAAACAGTTTGATTGGGTAAATGTAATTGAACAACACTACATTCCACATGTAAAAGAAATTATAGAAAAATCATGATAGGATTTAATGTACTTGGAAAACTGGGACGATTTGGAAATCAGATGTTCCAGTTTGCAGCAACAAAAGGTATTGCTAGAAAGCATGGATATGAGTTTTGTATTCCTCCATCAATGAGTATTGATGAATGGAAAGATCATCAGTTGTTTATTCCATTTAAGATGGAAGGAGTTAATCAATTAAATATTCAATTTATTGATGGAAGACGACCAATAGTATCTGAAGATGGATTCGGATTTGATCAAAACTTATTTGATACATGTCCGGATTGGGTCACACTTCAAGGATTTTTCCAGACTGAAAAATATTTCAAACACATTAGAAAAGAACTTTTGAAAGATTTTCAATTTAAAGATGACATTAGAATTCCTGCAGAAGAACTGATTTCTAATTTTGAAAATCCAATTGCTCTTCATATTCGTAGAACAGACTACATTACAAATCCAAATCATTCTACACTTCCTTTGGAGTATTATGAATCCGCATTGAAAAAATTCTCATCTAATGCAGAAGTTCTTATTTTTTCCGATGATCCTTCTTGGTGTATGGAACAAGAACTATTTTCATCTGATAGATTTTCTGTATCACAGGGAAATTCTAACTATATGGATATGTGTTTGATGACTTTATGTAAGGGGCATATTATTGCAAATAGTTCTTTCAGTTGGTGGGGTGCGTGGTTATCTGATAGTGATAAGGTTATTGCACCCTCTGAGTGGTTTAAGGGGTCTGATAATGAGCATCTAGATATATCAGATGTTATTCCTGATTCATGGGAGAAGATTCAATTATGAATGATGTTGCTATCGTTTTCATTGGCACAGGAAGGTACTTAAATTTCCTTCCCCAATACTGGCAAAAGATTGAAGAGAATTTTTTGCCTAATAGTAGTAAAACTATATTCGCATTTACTGATGGGCAATTAGATACTCCTCCTGAAAATGTTGTATCATTTAAACAAAAGCATCTTTCTTGGCCTTACATAACCTTATTGAGATTTGAAATTATCAATAAGATACAAGATGCTCTTAAGACTTTTGACTATCTTGTTTTTATGGATGCTGATACATTAGTAGTAGATAAAGTTACTGAAGAAGAATTTTTTTCCGATAAACCTTTCTTCGGAGTACACCATCCATGTCACTATTTGAAGATGCCTCCTCATGACAAATTTCCTGGAGCATTTGAAACAAGAACAGATTCCCTTGCTGGTGTATCTGAAGACGATGATACTTCAGTATATTTTCAAGGTTGTTTGTGGGGAGGAAAAGTTCCAGATGTTATTGGGATGATTGAAGAACTTGCGAGTAGAACCAAAAAAGATTTAGAAAATGATGTCATTGCCGAATGGCATGATGAGAGTCATATGAATAAATTTTTTGCAGAAAGAAGAAGTAAGGTTCATGTTTTGGGACCACAATTTGCATACCCAGAAGTATTCAAAAGTCATTGTAATTTTGACCCAAAGATAGTACACTTAGCAAAAGATAATTCTCAATATCAACAATAGTATGGATAAAAATAAAGCAACTTATAAACTCAAAGGTATTCCTCCAATATATTGTATCAATCTTGATGGACAACCAGAAAGATGGGAATATATGGAGGACCAATTTAAGTATTGGGAACTAGAAAACTATGAACGCATCTCTGCTTATGATGGTAGAGATGATGACCTTAGTGACATTATTAAAGGTAGGTATCCTGAAAATATGTCATCTGGTGAAATTGGTTGTGTTACTTCACATCTGAAAGCAATTAAGCATTGGATGGATACTTCTGACAGTCCTTATGCAATCATGATGGAAGATGATTGTAGTTTGGAAACTATTAGTTATTGGAATTTTACTTGGAGAGAATTTATTTCTAAAGTTCCATATGCATGGGATGTAGTTCAAATTGCAATTATTTCTACAGGAGACATTCATGTCCCTATTCATACTAGATTTGTAAATGATTTCTCCACAGCATGTTATGTTATTACTAGACATCATGCTCAGAAATTAATTAATATGCATGTTCGTGGAAACAAATATAAACTTGACAACGGGGTAAAACCTAGACCTGTTGCTGACGATTTGATTTACAATTCAGGTGTAACATTTGCTACACCACTTTTAGTATACAAAATTGAATTAGGATCATCTATCCATCCTGATCATATTGATGCTTTCCATCGTAAGAATCATGATGGTATCTTGAATTTTTGGAAGAACCGAGGATTTGAAATGTCTATAAATGATCTCATGAATTTCAATCCATACTTGGGACGAGTCAGTGATCCCTCACCACCTCCATCTTGACAAAACTTTATATTTGCTATATAATTATGTTGTAAATCTTTACAAGGAACATGACTGTAACAACCAATGAACTTGGACAAAACAATTTGTTTGCCAAAGAACCTACAATGTACATGACTCAAGAAGATATTGATAGGTACGGATATGAAACCTACGCAGAACGTGCGGAGAAACTAAATGGACGCACTGCTATGCTTGGATTTATTGCTGCTATTGTCAGTTATTCCACTACTGGTAGTGTATTTTTCTTTGGTGCGTTCGGATTCTGATGGCTGAGATTATTTTCACCGTTACGACAGTTGCTTTTTTCTGTCTACTCGGTTATACTGTTGAACAACTTTCTGAAACATATTAATGACTGTTACTATTACTTTTCAATCACCTGATGGAACTGAACAAACCGCACAATGTGAGGATGATCAGTACATTCTAGATGCTGCTGAGGAAGCAGGTATCGATATTCCATATTCTTGTCGGGCAGGTGCCTGCTCTTCATGTGCAGGTAAGATTGTATCTGGCACTGTTGATCAATCTGATCAATCTTTCTTGGATGATGATCAAATTGAAGCAGGTTTTGTACTCACCTGTGTTGCATATCCCACAAGTGATGTTACAGTACTTACTGAACAAGAAGAAAACCTTTATTGATGAATATGTCTGATATTGCCCCTCAGGACTGGACAAAAAATACCGATGAATTTTTTGCCTGGGAAGATGATGGAATCATGGATAGGGTTCAAGATTTTATTGAAACTCTTGATTGGAACAAAGATGATGACATTGTAGTTGAAATTGGTGGTACTGCTGTTTCTGGTATCCATCAAGGAGAAAACTACAATAAAAAATGGGCAACTCCATATGGTGTGCGTAAATACAACAAAGATGCATTCATTGTGATCAAGAATCTTTCTCGTTCACCATATGAACCATCTCAACCAAATCCAGAACTTAAAGCACATCATGCCTGATCCAGATGCACTATGGAGGGATATCCAGAAACTTGACGATTTGTACGAAGAGTTACTGTGGCATCCGGATGATCAATTACAATTTAGTATTGAATATCTTAAAGGCAACGGTAGAGTTGTCATCACAAACAAAACATTAGAGGAAAAACAATGAACGAACAAGCAGAACGTATTAATGGTTGGGCAGCAATGATCGGAGTCATTGCAGCAATGGGTTCTTATGCCCTTAGCGGAGACCTGATTCCTGGAATTTGGTGATGTTACTGGTATTATCACTCATATTGCTAGGTGCATTCATAATAGTAGCATCACTGACCGAAAAAGATGCTGATGATGACGATCACTTTGATGGTGGTATGATGATGCCAGATCCCCAAGGAATCTAAAATAAAAGTAAAGAAAGAAGAAAATACCTAACTAACTACTATACTACCAATGTAGGTAGTTGGTTTTCCCTAATCTAAAATGAAAGAAGAATCCGATTTAAAATTAAATAGGAAAGAATGTCCCAAGTGTGGTGCGGTTTGGTTAAACGATACGCATTATTGGAACACTGGTGTTACTGGAGATGAAAAAACACTCAGTAATTTAGTATGTGCAAGACTTGGTGATTCACAATGCATTAATCCTCAAAGATCTGGAGAACATTATGTCGGACATGACACCTGGGATGCAAGAGCAAACTTCATCTCCAATTGGAACCCAAACAACTCAAGCAATTAGAAAATTAATGTCTAAAGGAGTCATAACAAAACCTTTAATGGTAACAAAGGTTTTGAAATTAAAGTACGATTTATTTTCCGAGAAGTATTCAAAGTTCTCTCATGAACAAAAAGCATCTGCAGATGAGATGCTTAATGAAATACTTTTTATTCTTGATGAATATACCTTTTAAACTTTTTCTTTTTCCTCTCTCTTATATACAGCGGGAGGTTTTTCATTTGAACTGTTTTGGTTGTTTCCATTCTTAGATGGAGTAACACCAAATGTTGCTAAAGTTCCTGTGAAAACAGACGCAATGAAAGTTGGATCTATTTTTTGCTGTGGAATACCTGGAATAGAGACATAATTTAGTGTCAAAATTGCACCTGTCCATCCTAAAACAATTAATCTTACTATTGAAGAAATACCTTCTTCATGCCAATCAAATTTCTCTTCCTTGGATTCCTTTTCTTTTTTATTAGGAAACATGGGGGAGTTTTTTAATGGGATATTCGTATTTATATTTTTGGATAAATAATTAAAAACGTTTTAAAATGGCAGTACCATCTGTAAACATTAGAATTGATAAGGGGACAGATTTTTCGGCTAAGTTTAATTTGACTAATGCCGATGCTTCAGTGTATGATCTTGGTAATTATACAGCAACTGCAAAGATAAGTAAGCATCCAAAATCATCTACATCAAAATCATTTACCACTTCTGTGGTAACTGGATCTGGTGAAATAACAATATCAATGTCTGATACAGATACTGCTACCTTAAAAACTGGATTGAATTATTATAATGTACTTATAACTAATACTGTGGATGGAACTGTCACTAAAGTTTTTGAGGGTAATGCTACCGTATTAGATTCTATCTCTTAAAAAAATGTCAATTATAGTTTCACAAACAATTAATAGTCCCGTAAGTGTTGCTGTTAAAGACGAAGTTAAAGTAAAGGTACAATTAGAATCTGGAGGAGTTACTGTGCCAGGGTCGTTCTTAGAACTAAATGATTTTGATGTTACTGGATTGCAGGATGGATCTACAATTGTATACAATGCAGTGACAAAAACATTTGTTGCAAAATCTCCAGATGACATTCTTTCAGATGCAGCATCTGATGGAAGTCTTCCTACAAATTTTGAAGATATTCTGGATGTTTCTCTAGATAATAGAATTGATATGGATGCTGGCCAGTTCTAATATTTTTTAAAAACTAAATATAAAAAGGAATATTTAGTATCTATTAAAATGCCTTCACCCGTAATTCAGTTTAAGAGGGGTTTGCTTGCAAACCTACCTGGCTTAAGAGCAGGTGAGCCCGGATTTACCACTGATAGTTATGATTTATATGTTGGTATTGATTCTACCACTGCAAATAATCAGTTTGTAGGATCTGGAAGATTCTGGTCTGTTAATACTTCAACTGTAGGAAGTGGAGTTAACCTTGTTGAAGGTACAGATAACGGAACTTCATATATTACTTTAAAATCCCCGGATTCACTTGCTGGTATAGTCACATATACTTTCCCAGCATCTCCCACTAATGGTTATTACTTAAAAACTAATGCTACAGGAGAACTTTCCTGGGGAGAAGTTGTAAGTACTTTTGATATATCTGCAGATAGTGGAACTGCTGATACGGTTAGTACTGGACAAACAATAACATTTGCAGGAACTGCGGGTGAAATTGAAACTTCAGTAACAAACAATACATTAACTTTTGGACTTCCTACTGAAGTAAATCTAGAATCATTTACTGCTAGTGGAATTTCTACATTTACTAACAGTGTAATCTTTGATAGCACTGGATCTATTCAGATTCCCAAAGGAACAACTGGAGAAAGACCTACGGGTGTTCTTGGTCAGATTAGATATAATACCACTTTATCCACATTTGAAGGATATGGTGCTGGTAATGCATGGGGATCTTTGGGTGGAGTCAAAGACGTTGATGGTGATACTAAGATCACTTCAGAAACTTCTGCTGGTTCAGATGAAGATACAATTTCAATCTTTACTGGAGGAACTGTAAGAACTGTTGTTGATTCTGTTGGTGATGTTGGAATCGGAACACTAACTCCAGATACTGCTGCACATTCTGGAAACACTGCAATTTTAAATGTTGGTGTTGTAACGGCAAACAATTATTATGGTGAAGGTGGAAAGATGACATTAGGATCTGCTTCTGATGGAAGTTTAGTTACACCTGGAGCACTCAACACATTCTCAAGTTCATCAACAATCGTCAATAGTATTGATGACTTAAATGAGTTGGCTCTCAACATGATGAACAGCACTGCAGTTTCTGGTTTAGATTTTTCTTCTGGAACAACTTCTGGTGGTTCACCATTCTCTGTAACACTAACAACTAGTGCTTCTGGAAATCCAAATAGTTACTATATTGATTGGGGTGACGGAAACACTGAAACTACTTCTGATTCAACCCCATCCCATACTTACACTGAACCCGATGGTGGTCAGTTCTCAGTTAGCATAACTGCAAGTAATACTTCTGGTACTGGAGCGGGTAGTTCTTTCACTACAGCAAAATCTAATTTCATCACTGTATATACTGGTGATCCTTCAGTATCTTTCGACTTGTTTAGAGCAAGTACTGGTGGAAGTGCCTTGACAGGAAATGATTTGTATGTTGTTGAAGGTCAATCACTATACCTTGATAACAATACTACAAACACATCTGTAGGTGCTGGTGTAACTTACACTATTGATTGGGGTGATGGATCGTCCGTAGATTACATTTCTAGTGATACCGTTGGTGGTGGTGCAAGTACAACTGCAGCAAGATTGCAACATACTTGGTCACAAGGAACTAATAGTGGAACTAGTAGAGATACATTTAATTTAACTTTACATAGTCATAGCACTGCTGATCCTTCTGCTATTCCTACAAGTGGAACTGCTACGGTTAAGGTTTATGATGATGCTCCAACTGCTCCTGATGGATTAAGTAGCAAAACACTTTCTAATGTTTCTAGCACAGGAACATCACCAAGACTTGCTTCTGGATTTAGTGATAATACTGGTGGTGCAACAATTGCTGCTGGAGATTCTGTTAATAGAATCACAAGTGGAACTGCTACTGCTGGACCTATCACAACATATGCATACAATGGAGATTCTGGAACACTTACAGCAAATGTAAATGGATCTAGTGATGGTAGCAGAGGATTAACTTCTGGTGATGATAGTGGGACATATACCAGCTTGGTAATTGACTCTGAGAGTGATTACAACCTCTTAAATTCTGGTGGATCTTCTACTACATTTGCAAACAGCATTTACTATCCCGGACTTTATAAAGGATTTATAGCAAGAGTTGCAAAATCAGTTGCGAGTATGTCAACCGGTGCTAACAGCATGGGACTTACTCATAGTGCTACAGGTAGCACTAACACAGTTGAATTTGTAAAGGATGATCTAACTTCTTCTCCAACAGTTAATGTTGGGTCTGCTTCAGTTACAGAAAACACTGCTGGAACATACAGATATATTTCTGGAATTCCTTATTATAATTCTGGATCTCCAGATCTTACACTTTCTGGTGTAACTATCGATGATTTAGTTGGTCAGTGCTATACAAACCAAACTGATATTGTTGAAGTTGATGATGGAACAAATCAAGAAGGTACTTCAAGTAATGCCATAAGCAATAGTAATTACACTTATGCCCAAATTGATGGTGCTTCTAGTATGCTCACTGGGGGAATACCAAACTCCAATACTGGAACAGCATCTGCATATTCTATTGGTAATCTAACAGTACCAATTAATTCTTCTTCAGTTAGAACTGTAAGTAGAGTTAAGGTTCGTGCAAAGAATGTAAATGGAACCAGTTCCTATAGTAGTGATCTTGGAACTAATATTCAAGTTCATACTGCATCTCAGAGTGGCATTAGTGAAATTGCAATTGAAGTTGCTGATGCATTAGGATCTTTCTATGATGATGATGCCATAAGAGTATTCGACTTCAGTTCGGATACTACAGATACTCCTTCTTACACAAATTCAACAAACTTCTATACAAATAGTGTTTATTCTGAATCTTCTGATCCTGGAATTGCTGCAACAAGAGAGGCAATTCTAAGACTTGGTAATATCAAGCACGATGAAACTGATTATTCTTCTGGATATTTACCTGCTGGACCAGATCTTTCTAGTAATAGAAGTGGAACTCAATACTTTACTTTTGCATTTAGAAGACGTACTACAGCAAACTTTAATATTAGTATAACTTCAAGTGGGATTTCTGGACTTTGGATTGCAGCACCAGGAACGGATATAGATAGTTCTAGTACTATCAATGGTTGGTTAAGAGCAGATCAGGCATATGCTGGATCTGGAGTTCCCGGTGCAGATACTGGAAACGGTGGAAATGGAAGTAACGGTTGTGCTGCTACTTCTGGAGATATTATTGCTTCCAGCACTTCTCTATCAGGAAGTTATACAATGACACTTGGAAGTGAAAACTTAAGTAATGCTACTGGTAATGTTGCATTAGTTAGAATTGCATTAGCGTCAGGTCAATCCGTAACATCTCTCTCCATCTCATAAGGAACATAGGTAAATGGCAATCTCAGATACACAAAAGGTTGATTTTCTTTGGAAAAAGATTGGTTTCGGCAAAGTCAAGACCGATGTAAATTCTTTAAAGAATGCAACTAACGAATCAATAGCAAGTCCACTACTTCTGAGGGGATCAGAAGTATGGGCAGAATCAAGTTCAATCCCCGCAGTTATGCCTGGAAGTTCTTCCGGAGTAGTAACTGTATATCCTACATCAAGTCCGGTAGAAACTACTGAGGATATTACTGCATCAACTGATAGAACTTGGAAAACTAGTTTATCTGATTGGATTCCTCCAGAAATTGCATCAACATACCTCATTAAGGTATACATATATGATTCTGGAGATGCAGCAAATGCTGCAAGCAGTGGCACTCAAATCTTTGGCGCTGGTTCAGGAAATAACGATGAATGGTTCTTTGATTATCAGGCAGGTGTTCTTCACTTTATTGGAACCAATCTTCCTAGTGGTATAAGTGGTAAGTCCATTTATATTAGTGGTGCAAGATACACTGGAACTAAAGGTGTTTCTACTCCTGGTGGATCAGAATCATTCTCTAGTATTAATGTAACCGGAATTACAACTTCTGCAGGTGGTGCAGAACTAAGTTCCATTAGAATTGGAATTGCTGCTTCTACAGAAATTGATACTACTGCTGGCAATCTAACATTAGATTCTGCAGGTGGAACAACAACGGTTGATGATAATTTAGTAGTTACTGGAACCATTGACGTTGATGGTCTTGCTGAACTGGATGATGTTAATGTTTCTTCTGCAGCAACAATTGCTACGGCAACAATTACTACAGGAACAGTTGCTAATCTAACTGCAACGCAAACTGCAGAACTACAGTTTGGTGGATCTAAAAAGTTTGAAACAATTGGAACTGGTGTATCCATTTCAAATGGAATTTCTACAGTTGCCACTATTGCAGGTCCCTCACAGATTACAATTGACCCTGCTGCTGTAGGTGATAACACAGGAATTGTTGTTATTGCAGGTAATCTTCAAGTTGATGGAACTCAAACTGTAGTCAATTCGACTACAATGACAGTCGATGATAAGAATCTTGAGTTAGGAACTGGTGCTGCCAATGATGCTGCTGCCGATGGTGGTGGTATTACAATTGTTTCTGGAGATGGAAATAAGACATTCCAATTTGAAGCCACTGGTGATAACTTAGGATCTTCTGAAAACTTAAATATTGCTTCTGGTAAGGATTATAAAATTGATAATACAAGTGTTTTAAATGCAACTACACTTGGTTCTGGTGTTGTTAATTCATCATTAACCAGTGTTGGAACACTCACTTCACTAGATGTTAATGGTCATACTGAACTGGATAACTTAAATGTTTCTGGTGTATCTACATTTGCAGGTGCCATTGGATTTACTAATGGAGCAGATATTGCTGGTCTTGCTGATCTAGATGATGTTAATGTCTCTGGTGCTTCTACGTTTACTGGTGCTATCGATGCTAATGGTGATTTAGATGTTGATGGTCATACCGAATTAGATGATGTCAATGTCTCTGGAGTGTCTACATTTACTGGTGCCATTGATGCTAATGGTGATTTAGATGTTGATGGTCATACTGAACTTGACACACTTAATGTATCTGGTGTATCTACTTTTGTTGGAAATATTGATGCTAATGCAGCAACATTTAGTAGTGCTGCAGTAGAAGATCTAACTGATAATAGAGTTGTTATTGCTGGTTCTGGTGGAGAATTAGAAGATAGTGCCAACCTAACCTTTGATGGTTCTACCTTAACCGTAGTCGGTCTAGCAGATCTTGATGATGTTAATGTTTCTGGTGCCGCAACAGTCACTGGAGTATTGGATGTTAATGGTGGTGCTGATATTTCTGGAGGAGAAACAACACTTTCTTCTGCTACTATCTCAGACCTAACAGACAATCGTGTTCTTATTGCTGGAACCTCTGGTGCTGTTGAAGATAGTGCTAATTTAACATTCGATGGTTCAACTCTTAATGTTGTTGGTTTAGCAGATCTTGATGATGTTAATGTTTCATCTGCTGCTACTATTGCAACTGCTGTAATTACTTCTGCCACAGCAAGTTCTTTAACAATGGCTGGTGTTGCTGTTACAGCAATACTTGATGAAGATAACATGGCATCCGATAGAGCAGATGCTTTAGTAACTCAACAATCTGTTAAGGCATATGTTGATTCACAACTAACTGCACAAGATCTTGATATTGCTGCTGATAGTGGAACTGGTGCTGTTGATCTTGATAGTCAAAGTTTAACTCTTTCTGGAACTGCTAATGAAATTGAAACTTCTGCTTCTGGACAAACCATTACAATTGGACTTCCTGATGATGTAACGATTGGAAATAATCTAACAGTTACTACTGCCACTAATCTTAGTGGTATGTTAAATGTAACAGGCATATCTACATTTGCTTCTGCTGTAGATGTTAATGCTGCAATTAATATTTCTGGTTTATCTGAACTTGCTGATGTA